GAGTTTTTCGACTTCCTCGCCGCCCGCTGCGGTATCCGCTTTCAGCTTGGCAAGCTCTGCTTTGAGCTTTTCCGCCCGCTGGGCGGCTTTTTCGGCGGTGTCGGTCAGGTCATTACAGCGGCTGCGCCACGCTTCTATGTCAGCTTTAGCCTGGTCACGTTCTTTAATAGCCTGTTCCATCTCTCTTTTAGACATGCCCGGCAGGTCTTCCTTATGCTCCTCCATAAAAGCAATGCACTCATCTTCATTTTTGATGGACATCAGCGCAAACATCTGTGACCTGCTGAGTTGTGCCACTAGTTCCGGGTCTGCTGCCTGCCCAAAAAGTTTTTGCTGGCCGGAACCGAAACGTTCAAAGGTGCTGATAAGCATCTGAGCCGTGCGCTCAGAATAATCTACTTTTTCTTTCAGCCATTGCCCCCAACAACCATGCGGCACAGCGGCTTTGGCTTGGACTAGCCGCCGCCCAATCTCCAGCGTGGCATTTTGGATAACTGCCTGCGTCTGAATCTTAATTGTGTTAATTTCCGTAGCTAATCTGGCTAGTTTATCCTCATTCGTTTCTGCCAGCTGATTATTTTCTGCCACTTCGGGGACATTTTCGGCCATTTCTGTACTCATCATACTGTTTTCCTCCCAGTATCAATTTTTGCTTTTTTGAACTTCCTTACAAAAGCATCTGCCTCCGGGGATAAATCCCTGTTATATTTGGCACGGGCCTGCACAATGTAACTACCGTCCCGGCTTATCTCCATAGTGCCTATGCGCTCCTTGTGGTTTTCCTGTGAGCGGATAAATACCACGATAGTGGCACCGGCAGCCACCCTTTCCACGTACCCGCCAACACATGAGTGCATTGCTATGCCCTCATTTATCAGCTCCTCCAATTTCTTGGGGACATAAATCATCATGCCGTCGGCCTGGAAGGCGTATTTTCGTAGAATCTTGGGTCGCAACTTCTTATATAGCTGGTTTTTGCTCCCTGCCGCCCGCAAGGCTTTGCGACTCTGCCGCCGGCGTTCTTCTTCTTGTTGCAGCTCCCTCCTTTGCTCTATCTCATGCCGTAGAGTTACGTGGGCCGCCGTCAAATCCTTAGGTAAGAGGTTGCTTTTCTTGGTCAGGTCAATCTCCAATGCCCTGCAATCGTCGATATAGTCGACATATAAATCCAACGTAATTGTATGGGCTTGGTGCTTTTCCTGCTGCCGGGCAAAGTACTTAGTCAATCGGTATAGATTGACAAACTCGCGGGCTTTGTATAAATCCGCCCGGCGCATCTTGTACCTTTCGATTTCCGGCAGAGTTATATTGTTTTCGCCTATTTTTCTGAGCCATTGCCACGTATCAAAAAGCACATGTGCAGGGGTTGTTATCGCTCCCACAGTCCTAAGCCAATGTTTTTCCTCTTTGCATAAGGGATAGCGCAGTACCTTAGTCATGGTCTTGCCTTTCCAGTTAAGTAAGCCCCCTGCTGTGGCTCCGCACTCGGTCAGCGCATATAACCAATTACGGGTGGGGCTGCCCATCTTTGCCAGCATTTCCACAGCAAAGGGGTGTTTTGCGGTGGTGTCAAAGAGTCTCACATAGGCCCCATCATTGCCCCGGTCAGTGAATGAGCCGCCAACTTCATCCCAAACATATTGAAAAGGCGTGCCCTGTACTGCTTCATCCACGCTGTCATTGTCCACTACCAGCTCTATACTGTTTTGGTAGCCATATACAGCGTTCATATACCGGCCAAACCTCGGGGTAATGCTCTTGTTTAATAAAAGCTCCTCACAATCCGCCCAGTCAGCACTGCATTTATAAATATTCCTTGCTTGTGCCGCCCCCTGGGCATACACAAAGACATAATAGCTATCCACGGCAGTGTATGGTTCAATATCCCACGGTAAAATATAGCTATACGCAATATCTTCTTGGTACCACTTGATTTCCATATAGATAGCCCTAGCCGTTATGGTATCCGCCTGGGCCTTGGTGGATTTCCCATATACATACATGAGGATTTTATCTGACAGGTGCTTATATCCACGCCACATGTGGATTATATTGCCCTCTGCCCCACAGTTTGGGCATGATACCACGGCTTGGTGGCGGGATTTGTCCAAATACACCCACTCGCCACAATGGCTGCACCATGCGTGGTGTCTTACCTCCTGATCGTCTACAAAGAAATGTGTTGGCAGTTGGTCACGTACCTTTTGTATTATCTCCGGTTCATCTGCCAACTCTTTGAAGTGTTCCAGCACTTGGGGGATAGTTTGGGGTACATTCTCTTTGCTCATAGTCCCAAATCCTCCAAACTCAATGCACTCAATGCTGACAGGTCATTTTTAACCTTGGTTTCTTCCGCAACCGGTTGCGTTTTTTGTTCGCTTGGGCTTGTAACTGTCTCAGTTTCCGGGGCATCTGTCCCGTTTTCTGTGCCCTCTGTCCCGCTTTCCGTAGTCTCTGCCTCACTTTTCGGCGTTTCCGTCCCGTAGGGTTTGAATCTTGCCGCCTCATCCATCATTACTTTGTACATGAGGCCGCCCTCAATGACGGCTTGCGGTTCTTCCTGCCCAAAATATTCAAGCACTAACTCCATGGCTTTCTCAGGTGGCACACAAGCGCAATTCCCCGTCTTGTGTTTGCTGGCATAATCTCGTATAGCCTTGAAAGCTCCGTACAGTGTCTTTTCTCCGGCAGCTATCAGCACTGCCGCGTTATCATCATAATCAAGCCATGAAAGTAGGAATTTCGGTATTTGGTCGCCACATTCAGCCCTAAACTTTTCCGTATCTTCTAACTCAATTTTGGTGCGTGCACTCACTTTGCAGTTTTCTAAGTATCCCATAGCCACATTCCTCCTTATCTCCCCATAGCTTCCGGGAAATCGGCCCAGCTTTTTTCGTACTTCAACTTTTTGTAATCCTCCAGGTGTTTTATCGTGGACTCTATAATTTCACTCGGAATAACTGCCTCCGCTTCTCCAATGGCAAGCTCCAAAACTTCCTTACATTCATCAATGTCTATCATGCTGCCCGTCCTCCGTTTTCTTTACCCAATAGTTGACTCGCACTTTATCGCCGGGGTGGATAGTGTACCCTTGCTCAGCAATCCATGGGTTCAATTCCTTAATACCCTCCATGAACTCCATGATATAGCGGCGGCCCCCAGTATTCTTTTGGAGGTAGGTTTCGCTGATACTCCATAAGGTTTCCCCGCGCTGGACTATATGGGTATCTTCCACAAGCACCTGATCACCCTTGTACATGCCGCAAAAAAACAAGGCCGCTGCCGCAAGTATCAAACAAGCGGCCCCACGCCTTGCATGCAATTTTATTCTACTCATTTGATAACCACCTCCACAGGCTGAATCATCAAGCGCATTATCTGCACCATTTCCCTAAAGTCTTTATCTATGCCTACATTGAATTTAAGCAGAATATTCACCACATCATCATCCACCCCCGGCGGTTCAATGGTAAATCCTGCCGCATTTGTCTCCTTATCCTCCATCCAATACAGGATAAAGGCTTTTCGCATTTGCTTATCCTGCTCTGTCCTAAAGAAATACGCCTTTCGCACAGTTTTCATAGCCATAGCCTTTGCCTCCTCAAATGACTTTCAGCCGCCTTTCTCCTTTGGTTATCTTCATGGTGGGCATTTCGTAGGTTTCCCGGTGGCTTTCCTCGTGGGTTTGGTTGCGCTCCCTGTCCAGCCACTCAATAAAATCCACCTTCATGCAGCGGATAGACTTGCCATTTGCACCGCCGCCAAAGCTCTTGATTTTCCCAGCTTTGAACATTTCGTATACGGTGTTTTGGTTTATCCGTAGAAAAGCCGCTATCTCTTTGGCCGTGATAACGTCCGGCAAATCTGCCAGCATACCATATTTACGGCGGGCCTGCTCATGCTCTTGCTCTTTGAGCCGTAGGGCCTCGTTTTCCTCAGCCTGACGCCGCACCAACTCTGCCGCCTGCTCTAACAGTAAGGCCAAATCCTTGTATGTGCCGCTCATTACAACCTCCTTTCCGGCAGGAACTCACTGCCTGTTGTCGAATACCTCCCCTTGGGAGGTGATATTATGGGTGAAAAATCCGATAAAGAATTAGCCGTTGAACTGGCCCGGACTTTTATCTCTGTGTTTACTCGTCAGCCCGGTGCCCAACCTATCAAATCTGAGGATTTAACCGCTATTCTTCAAAATGCCTATAAGGCAGTCAAGAGTCTTGAGCGCATGCCTTGACGCGTGTCTGCTCATATCTGATTTTCACGGTGTAATCACTGCCCAGGTGGTTGCACCTGTTTTTTACGCCCGCGATCTCTTTGAGTCTGTCCTCAATTTCTTGGGCACTGTGTACTGTGGTGATAATTTCAACTTTCATGGTGTCCTCCCTCAGCGTCCTTATTCTTTTTGATATTGAAAATGTTGCTTACCGACTTCATAGCGTTGCTGAACCGCTCGGCCTCAAGCTGGCCAATCATAGCCTGCATTTGAAATGTTGTTGCCGTCTGCATCCCTGTAATTGCCGTGGCAATCTCTTCCGGGTTTCCTTCAATGGTTATTTTCATGTTTTCCTCTCCTTTCGGCACTCTGTACAGAGTGTGCTATACTTGGCAGGAACTACCTGCCTGTTATCGAATACCTCCATTTGGGAGGTGATATTATGATAGATACCGACAAATTGCGGCAGGCGGTGAATACCTTTGTTCATCAAGCCCGCCCATCTGACAGTAACAGGCAATCACCTGCTACCATCGGTGACATCAATAAACTAATTGATAGGACTGCCACCGTCTTGAATCAGTTTATTGATGAAATCGAAAAGGGGCATTAACCCCTCGGGGCATCGTCTTTATTGGACGGTGCCTTTTCAATCGTTACCACGCCCAAAGAAATCAGCTCATCATAGCACTCATAAATGGTTTCCTGTGCCTTGTTCATTTTGTCCATGATTTCCTTAATACGCCCCTCCGGGATTTTAATCATAATGTCGTAGTTTCTCATCTTCTCTTCTCCTTTCGACACTCTATATAGAGTGTGGTATACTTTGCTGTTAAGCAAAGTAAAAATTTTTCTCTTGTTTAATGTATTAAACTTATTTTGTAAAAAAAATACTGGTTACCGGCGCCTGTAATGCCCTCGATAATTTCAGTAACGTGTCAGTAGTAGTAACAGATATCGCCCCGCTTTCAAGCCCTGCAATCGTCGCCCTACTTACTTTTGACTTTGTCGCCAAATCCTTTTGGGTCATGCCGCATTTTTTCCTATACTCTTTGAGCTTGTTTCTAAAACCCACGTTATAACCTCCTCCCTGTGTTTGTTTGTAGTTTAATATACTAAACAAAATTTGTCAAGTGTAATAAACAAATTTATTGAAAAAATGTTTATTATACTATACAATAAAACTACATGAAAGGGGTGTATTGCCATGACACTAGGCGATATTGTACACAATTATAGAACTAGGCACGGACTCAGTATGGACGAATTTTCTAGGCGTTGTCAGCTAAGCAAAGGGTATATATCCATGTTGGAAAAGAATAAAAACCCGAAAAGTGGCAAGCCTATTATTCCATCCATTACTACCTATGTTAATATTGCCGCGGCTATGGGGCTAAGTGTTGACGATCTTATGGACATGGTTGGGGAAGATCAACTCGTCAAATTAAACGCCCCCTCCACTACTCCATCCATCCACGCCGGCTATAAAATCCCCGTGCTGGGGAATGTGGCAGCAGGCACACCCATAAACGCCGTAGAGGAAATATTAGGCTATCAATATTTAGAGGATACATACAAAGATGATGGGTGTTCTTATTTCGCCCTACGCATCCAGGGGCGTAGTATGGAACCTACAATAATGGACGGTGATACAGTTATAGTCCGGCAGCAATCCAGCGTTGATAATGGGGATATTGCCATAGTTTTGGTGGACGGTGAGGACGCTACCGCCAAAGAAATCAAGGAAAGTGCTGACGGCATCACGCTGATAGGGCATAATACCGCAGTTTACACCCCACATTTTTACTCTACACAGGAGGTTAATGATTTGCCTATACAAATTATTGGGCGCGTGATTGAAGTCCGGCGAAAATTATAATAAAAAAGCCGCCCCCGCTGCAAACAGGTGACGGCTCCGCGCTAGGCCCCCGTAGGGGTTACTGCACTCACATGTATATAGTAACCTACTCAGGGCCTTTTGTCTATACGAAAGGTTGTGATTTTATGGCATCGTTCCGTAAACGCGGGGATAAATGGTATTTCCGCATAAAGGCAGGCACTAATCCACAAACCGGCAAGCCTATTGAAATACAGCGCGGTGGTTTTAAGACTAAACGCGCCGCCCAACTTGCTGCCGCTGAGGAACAAACCGCACTGGATCGGCACGCCTTTGTCCCCATCAACGATATTTCTTTCCGGGATTTCGCCGCCGAATGGTTGCAAAGCTATGCTCTTAATGTCAAAATCAGCTCTGTACGCATCCGCAAGCATCAGCTAGCCCTTATGTGTGAATGTATCGGCAATGCCCCCATACAATCCATTACACCTAAAATATATCAGGACGCTTTGGACACACTTACCAAAAGCGGTTTTGCCGCCAATACAATAAGTGGGGCACACACCGCCGCCCGCATGGTATTTAAGCGTGCCTGCCAGTACCGGGTTATTAAAGAGGATCCGTCTATGTATGCCAAACCGCCCCGCCGGCAATCCCGTAGCATACAGCAAATTGAGAAGGTGCCGCCCTACCTCGAAAAGGAACACTTGTATACTTTCCTTACCTTTGCCCGCAAAGAGGGCCTATCCGGTGATTATGCCATGTTTATGCTGCTGGCCTATACAGGAATGAGGATAGGCGAACTGCTGGCCCTCACCTGGCAGGATATCGATATGGAAGAACACACGGTAAGCATTTCCAAAACACTTTATACCCCGGATAACCGGGCCGAACATTACACCCTACTCCCGCCCAAAACCACAGCCGGCTACCGGGTTATTGATATTCCCGCTGAGGTTATCGCCGCCTTAAAGAGTTGGCGGCATGAGTATGTCCTGGAAAAAATGCGTTGGGCCGATAACTGGCACTCTGATTATGATTTTATTTTTCCTGCCGTCACCCGTCACGGCTACCCACGCACACAAAAAGCCGCGCAATTACGCATTGACAGGTTGGTGGCTTTGGCCCGGCTCCCCATCAATACGCGGATAACGCCCCACGTTTTCCGCCACACCCATATTTCTTTACTGGCTGAGGCCGGTGTACCACTCCATGAAATCATGGACAGGGTGGGCCAAACAGACGACGAAACGACTAAAAAGGTATATCTCCATGTTACCCAGCACCGCAAGAAAGAGGCTTGCCGCCTATTCACCAAACTCATGCAGTCCATTCCCTCACAAAACTAAACCGCACCCGGTTGCGGATTTCTCCATATATAGCAAAAGCACCCTCCCAAAATGGGAAGGTGCTTATTTTTGTGGCCAAAAAGTGGCCAAAACCTATTTTATTTTCCGTAAAGCCTTGATATATAAGGGCTTTCGCCACTTATTACATCATGCCCGGCGTGAATTATTCAGCATTTCTATTTTCCTGTATATCCGTAAAGCCTTGCAGAATAAGGGGCGGCAACCATCAAACATTTTCAAAAACCTTTGCTTTCGGTATATTTTTGCTAATTTGGTGGCCAAAATGGTGGCCAAATCAATGCCACCATTTTAACGCCATCCCCTTGCAGCGTCAACCTTCTGCCGCCGCTTTTTCCAACACTACTTTGAGCACATACAGGCCGATATTGATAGCTGCCGGCACCACAAAGGCATCACGAATTTTACACCAACCCGTTTCCTGAGGCGCGTCCTTTTTGCACTCATCGATAATGCGATCAGCGGCAGCCTCCAATAATGCAATCCCCTCCGTGGTCAGCCAGTTGATAAATCTCTCTTTGAGACTCTTACCAACCTCGTCAGCTTTCAGCGCATCCACAACCGTATCCCGTAAATCCGTCCACTTGCTCATAGTCAATTCCTCCAATCGTTCGATAATCGTTTGAACAAAATAACAGCCAATAGCCAAAAGCCCCGTAAATAAAGGGCTCATGGCTATTTAACCAACTCGAGAATCGTTAAAATTTAACTTAATTCGTTAAAAACGAGTTAACTTTTCGCCCACTCGTTCCTGTACCAGTTGGCTTTGCCTCTCAGTACATTGCCGCCCGTCCGCTCATCGTCATAGTCCTTGATGTAGCAGGGGCTTTCATCTGTAGCAAGATACTGGAGGTCCCAGCGTTCCACCGTAGTGAGCGGCCCATATTCCTCGTGAGGATAGATGCCGTCGATATTATCGGCAGCCTCCCCGTGAGTCAAAACGTGCTCCCGGTCGATGGTCAGCCACAGGCCGTTAGCAATTGCCGCCGTAGCCTGCGCCATGGCTTCAATCTGTTCATCCGTGGGCGGCTCATCGCCCAGGTTGGCGCTGGTGGCAAAAGCACAGCAACACAGGGATATGCCGACCGCGCCGCTATTCCGGCGATATGTGTGGGCAAGCACTTCATCCAAATCAGCCGACAAGTACAGCTTGCCATCTGCCGTGATGTTCACATGGTAATCATCGAATTTTTGGAAGTAGTGCCCGGCACTCCAATGGAGGTAAATCTTCGGCTCCCTGCCGTTGGCTTTTGCCTGTGCCCAGATGCTTTCGCGGGCATCGCTGGCAAGCTGTTCCAGTTCGGAAATAGTGACTTCTCTCATTTCTTACTACCGCCTTTCTTATTCGGAATGAATTTCCGCGGAAATGGGCACATCTCAAACAAGCTGTACTCCATTTCCTGCACCTGTTTCACATAAAAGCCCTGCCGCCTTGCAATGTAGGCAAAGGCGGCAAATTTTTCGTATAGTTCTGTCCATGCTAAACCATTCATCTTACCTCGTCTTTCTTCCGTGCAATCTCCTGCGGATTATCTACAAAGTGTGTGACTGCGGCTTTGGATAAATAGCCGCTAAGACCTCCTGCTATGCCCGTCAGTAGCTCGGATGGTGCGCCCGTTACCACGCCAACAATCAACGCCGTGGACAGGCCGCCAACCGCCACCAAATCTGTCGTGATTTTCATTTTGTAGCACCTCCCACAACGTTATCCAGCCGGTCAATGCGATGGTGAGCACTGGCCGCACTTGCCTCCACTTTTGCCACTCGCTCCTGTAGTTCATGCCGCCTTTGTTCGCTGTATCTTAGCTCGTCCTTGAGTTCTGAAACGATTGTTCTCAATCCTTCTATGGACTGGTTTAAAGGTTTCAGGACGATGTAAGAAAATGCCCCTGCAAAGAATCCTGCTATTGCTACCGACTGCGCTATCATGTTTAAAATATCCATTTCACCACCGCCATGCATCATCATCTTTTAGAAACTCTTGTGATACAACCAGACAAAGCCCTCTGCACTAACCGCGCCTATGGCATCTGCGCCAACGTCTCCCCAATCGGCAGAATGCCTATCCGGGTGGCGGCTATCATACCACTCTTTAGCCCCGCCAATCACGGCCACGTTAAACAAAGCCCTTTGCCACGGTTTCCATTTACAAAATGGCTTATTTTTCGCAAGAACCAGCCCCACCGCTGTACTTGCGCCGATATGTGCCACCTTGTCATTACCAATTTCAGCGTAACAAAAGGACGGCACTGCAATAAGTGCCGCCATAACTGCCATCATTATTTTTTTCTTCATCCTGCCAATACCTCCCAGTCATCCGCAAAAAGGTCTGCATTGCCAGTAAAATACGGTATAGGGTCACTTCCCCCACTGCTCACCTCTAAGAAAGGCTGCATATCGTCAGTATAGTTGCAAAACAACACATCACCGTCCGGCCAACCTTTGCGCCGTAAGATTTTACCAGCTTTTGCCATCTCTAAAGCATCACCAAATGTCAAGCGATCACCTCCTTAAAATATCTCGATACCAAACGAAAACCAAACTCGTTTCGCAATACTATCACGGAGTTTGACAACATCTGCCCGGTCAGAGCGTCCTTTCCACGACGCCAAAACCTGCCGAATATATTCCAAACTCATACGGCCGGCTTTATATTCACGCTCAAAATGTTTCACCATTCTTTTCACGCGTTTAACATACTGCTTGCGCAATATCTTCCGGTTTGTAAATATTCTATAGCCTAAAAAATCAATGCCCTGAGATATTGGAAATACCGCCGTTTTCCTATTCAATTTCAGTTTCAGCTCATCTTCTAAGAATTTCTCAATTATCTTCCACAGGTCATGTAAAAATTTCTTATCGTTATGCAGGATAATAAAATCATCCATATAACGAACATAATATTTTATTTTCATGTCCTCTTTTAGAAAATGATCCAATTCATTCAGATAGACATTTGCAAACAACTGACTCGGTAAGTTTCCCACAGGTATTCCTTTATCTCCCGGCGTACTATCCAATACTTTGTTTATAAGCCACCGTGTTTCCCGGCAACGTATTTTCTTGAACAGTATTGACCTCAAAATATTCTTGTCGATATTCATAAAATATTTACTTACATCGCATTTTAAGCAATAAACCTTACCTCCCCATTTCCGGTGTGTCGTTCTTAGGTATTTGGTTACTTGGTCAACGCCAGCATCTACACCTTTCCCAACACGACAAGCAAAAGAAGTCTGAATAAAACGTCGTTCAAAAATCGGCTCAATAACATTACATAGAGCATGGTGTACTACACGGTCACGGAACGGCGCAGCCATAATCAACCGCGTTTTTGGGTCATATACATAAAACTCTTTATATTTCCCAGGTTCATATGTTTTGTAAAGCAAGTCCTGTTGTATGCTTTGAAGGTTATCTTCCAGCCCGTAAGCAAATTCTAAAACATCTGCTTTACTCCTTTTGTTCCGTTGTGCCAATAAAAATGCTTGGTACAAATTTCTGTAGTCGTATATTTCTGTGAATAGATTGTTATAGGTTTTCATGTATCTTTGTATCTAAGAGTCTCAAAAAAATAAAAATAAAATAATGCGCCAACAGTTCCGCATCTCTACGTACTAAGCTGACGCATCTATGAACTTATTTCTCCCACCAGTTTATGATGAGAAGGATCTGGCCTCCTTTGCCTAATGTACTATCCTGACGCCCATTAGGCGGCAGGCTCTTCACGGTTAGGCAGAGCCGCGCGGAACCCGTTGTTGTTCCAGCGATTCGACGGGGATTCATTCAGGTTCAAAGCAAAGCCGGCGCGACCATTCGCGCCATTGTCCCAGTTAGCACCGCGTAGAGCAGCGCGCACACGCATTCAGGCCAGTCCCTATTTATTTGCCTCGCGCCGCCTGGCAGGTGTTCATCCATCCGCCAATCATTCGGCCAATTTCGTCCAAGCGTGCGGTCCAAAGCTCATATTTCTTGAAGTTTATATACTGCATTTTGTAGGCCATTCGCACAAAGGATCGAATTATATCCAGCTGGGTATCAACTTCCTGCAGGGTTGTTTTCTTGTAATATTTCTTATTGCAAATCACAATCAAGCGCAGCAGTTCATACATAGCCGTTTTCGTATCGGCAGCCAGCCCATATTTTTCAGCGCGTGGATATTGCCGCAAAGCCGTATATGCGTAAATAATCATATCCTCGCATTTCTGTTTTATTTTCAAATCCTGTAGCAATTTATAACCTCCAAAATTTTTAAGCCTGCGACCGGACTACCGTCCGGCCGTCAGATTATCAGTAATCAGATTACAGAACTTCAAGCGATAAAGCCGCGCGGAACCCGTTGTAGCTCCAGCGATTCGACGGGGAGTCAACCAGGTCCAAAGCAAAGCCGGCGCGACCAAACGCGCCAAGGCCCCAGTTAGCACCGCGTAGAGCAGCGCGCACACCGTGGTTTCTGATCCAAAAGCCATCTTTATATTCGTTGGTCTGCTGGTTAGCGATTGCAGGGAGTGCCATGCAGGCAAGGTCATCCTCGCCGCGCATAGTGGTAAGGTAATTCTGCTGATACGCATCATTAGCAGGGGAAAGATTCTGCATCTGCGTGGAAACTTTGGCCACCGCAACGCCTTTGGCATGGCTTGCTGCAGAACTGCCATTAATGGCACGTTCTACCGTCAGTGTATTGGATACCACCGCCGTGACTCTCATCTGCTCATTTTCCACCTGCAGCGTATCGCCTACCGCAAAGCCGTTATTGCCCGGCCCATTAATGAGGTCTGTATAAACAATAGCTGTATCGGACGTGCTGATACCGGAACCATTGTTAATATAAGCCGTCGCACCGCCCGGCGTAATGCAGTATTTTGTCAGCTGGTACACAACAGTATTATCTGCATGGGCCGCCGCAGTGGTAGAATTCTGAGCACGACTGCAGGCGCTCAGAATAGCCTTGCCATTACCTTTGTAGTCAATCGAACCATACGTAATGATTTCGTCCTCAATCTGAATCGTACCCGTAGCCGGCCAAGTTTCGCCGTTCTCCATGGTGTCGATTTCGATAACCGTATCGCTGGCCGTGATGCCGTCTCTATCGTTGATGCGCGAACTCTTTTTATGCGTATATACGCCGTCGGTAATCGTGAAATCCATCCATTCCCAAACGTTGCCTACAAGGTCAAACACGCCATCTGCCGTGCCGTTGTGGCTCCACGATACTGGGCCGGTGCCGGACAACACACGGCCGGACTGTACGGAATCCGGCACGCCTTTATTATCCCAGACATCTGCGTCGCGGACATCTCTGCCATAACTATTATTGCCACGGATATCATGCCCCAGCAGCTTGGTTAAAAAGCAGACCGTGGCCCATTCCTTCATTGTCACTAAATGACAGGATACACCATTGATTTTACGATTAGCACACGCCTGTTTTGCGCTGGGCTGGTCAATATCCGTCCACACCACTTTGCCCGGCAAAGATACAGGAATGTTCGTCGTATCTTCGTCGCTGTTAACCGTAATGTTTGCAGCGCAACCACGCGCAAACGGCGTGGCGGCTTTATGACTGCACTGGTACTTATCAATGAAGAATCCACCCAGGTGCATGTCCTTTTTGGGGAATGCGCCGTTTTCAAAAGCACCAGCCGGAACCGTGAATTTCGGAATGTAGACCATCTGAGTCAAGGCACCGTCATCCGTCTTAAACTCTACCGTTCTTGTCTGTGCGTTGATACGTTCACGCAGGGTTGCCAGCGAAAGTTTTGAAACATTATACATGATTATTCTTCCTCCTCAGGTAAGTCAAAAATTGTAATAACGGTGTCGTTCAAGTCCGGTGCAACTTCAACGGATTTCGTCTTTTCCACGCCGTGCTCATCAAGGCCATCAAGAACGGTCTTGTATTTCAAGTCCGGCACCATGCCCATGAATAACAGCCACTCATGCGTGCCATGGGCCATAGAGTAGCTGCCGTCTGCATCCAGGTAAACCCGAACCATTTCCCCGGCATGTTCGCTCAAATCAAAATCTGTCGGCTTAATCTGCATGCCTTCAAATTCAAATCCGCCCACATGCAGTATAGACGGGTTTTCTTTATCCACGGAAAATTCTGCGTTGCGGCCTTCCGCATTCAAATACTTAAACATTTTTCTGCCTCCCCATTAATGCGTAATCTGATAACGGCCTGAACCAGTGAAACCGCCGGAATTATAGACCGTAAAACTGTTTTTAGCCTTATCTACATAAACATCTCCCAGGTCGCCATTAGTCTGTACATTCGACGTAATATATACGCTATAGTTCGTATGGCCAATACCATGGGCCACCGTAGCGCCGCCTGTACTGCCAAAGTTGAAGTCTCCCATAGCTGTGGTTTTCTCCACCGCTCTAAAACGTGCATCAATGCTTGCAGCGCCACCTTTCGCCGCATTAACAGCACTATTTAGCGTGTCCACCTGTTCTTTGAGGTACCGCGTACGATTTGCCAGCTGGCGGGGTGCGGTATTAACCGGGCCTTCCGGGCCGCCTAAAGCAGGGGTTGTCGTTTCAATCTGAAAAATCCCCGGTTCCCACGTTGCAGTTTCATTAAGATTTGCCATGTCACTCTCTCCTTTTTACAGATAGATTTCCCAGTAGCCAGTAATCTGCAGGTCGTTCTCTTTACCGATAACAGACTTGCGCACTCTACGGGAAAAGATTGTATTATCAGCAAAGAACAGCCCCAACTCACGAATATTCAAGCCGTTGGCATCATTGCTGCCGATAACAAAATTAAACTTTACTTTTGCACTGTCATACTCTACAGACGATATCGGAATATATACTGTATTGGTCAGGCCAGTATCACCATCTGCCGCCGGTGCCGAACCTGTCCCCACGCCTACGCGGTTAATTTTCCCCGCGTAACCGCCTCCCAACAGTTTGGCCAGCTTTGTCCGCCCTGCTGTTACAATCAAGTTGTGATCCTTGTCCACTTCCTGCAAAATGCCGTTTTTGTAAATTCTCAACTCTACGGCACCACGCATATGGTCAAGGTGTTCCTTTTCCTGCATGATCATGTTTCTGCCTCCTATGCTACATAGTTATATTGATTAAAGGTTTCTACCGCCCGCTTGAACCTAAATGCACCATCAAAAGCTTGCGCCCCGTCATAATGTACTCGCGTATCTCCCAGCAGACAGCAGAAAACTTCTCCATCAAAATTATGGTTTCCATCAAAGAACACTGTATTGCCACCGTCGAAATTGATAAGGCCATTGAACCAACGGCCCTCTGTTACGGTTATGCCGGCGTCTTCCCGTGGGCCAGTATTGGCTCCGTATGTTGCCCCACCATCAAAGGTATTAGTTCCATTAAACGGATCCGCGTGCTGGATTTGGTCTGCCATATCCATGGCCATGGTTTCGCCAGCGCTTTCCATGTAACCGCCATCATATTTCCAGCCGTCAAAAGTGCTTTTCCCGTCAAACACCATCCTGGCCATGCGGTCAATCGGTATCAAGATTGTGGTTACTGCCTCAGTTTCCGCAACCGGTTGCGTTTCTGCCATAGGCGTGAAATTGAATTCAATAGCCAGGTTATCACCCGCATCTTCATCTGCATTGAATGTAACCACTGGCGACGGTGCACCGAACGTCCAACCTCCCGCAAAGACTTCCTCACCATCCAGCAAAGTCGGTTTGATAACCGGATCAGCAATTCGGGGAATGCCATCAAAATGGAACTCACCACCAAACCACTCACTGCCGTCAAAAGTTGTTGCTGTGCCAAACGTCCACGCTCCATTGAAACGCCACATACGCGGCGTGGGGTAATTCTCAGCTACCTTTTCCGTGGCCATTAATGGATTTGTTTCCTTCAGTTCGGCGTGGTCTTCCGCTTTCAGCAGCTCTGCCGTGGTCAAGTTTGTATCATCAATAGCATTATTGCCAAAAAGCCAATCTCCATTGAACGACCTGCCAGCCCCGGCAAAATCCAGTGTTGCCGTATATTGTTCCGGCAAGATAAACTGCGGTGTCAATACGGTCAGCGGGTCAACTTCAAACGAATTGAAGAATATTTTCCGGCTGTCGGAACTCATTCCAAAGTTCCATGAACCATCCAGCATTTCACCCATAAACCAATGCGGCAACCGCGCGGCGTCTTCCTCGCCGTCTTCCACGGCATCAAAACACCACTCACCATTAAATAGGCGCCCGCCGTCCAGCATTACCGGCGGCGTAAAGTTCCATGAGCCATTAAAATATCTCCCCCGCCATGGATATAATTCAAACTTATTGGCCTCTGCATCTAACAGACTACCTTCCGTAATAACCTCCGTATCTGTAAGGTGCAGCAGAAATTCAATCTTTTCCAGCCACGACCGGGTATTTTTTACACTAGCAATAGCTCTCCGCATTCGGTTTAGATTGTCTTCGTCCGTGTTTACGTCTTCCGTGACAATCTTGAAATAATACGGCGCTCCTCCGTATTCAAACCACTCTTTTACCTCCGACGTATCGAAAGCCGCCGAAACAACCGCCTCAACTGCTGCCGGTGTACCTTTCATTCGGTGCCATGCTATAGACTCTTTGACTAAGCGGCGCTTTGTTTCCAGCTCCATGCCCAGTGGTTCATAGTAATCAACATGCCATTGCCACGCCAGCAAATCAATCACTGGTTCCGGCAGAACATCAAGGCGTGGTAAATGCAAGGTTTCAATCGTTGCTTTTGTTACAGCCTGCAATTCTGCATCCAGTGCCTGAGCCGCGGCTGCTACTTGTTCGTCCGCCAGCAGATTATCCGGCAGAATATCCAATAAGCTCAGGCTTTGCAAGTCCTTAATCATCTTCAAGGCCCTCAAAATTTGCTGTAATCGTATTTGCCAGGGCTACTTGTGCCCTCGTAACCGCCGTATAGATTGGCTGACGGATTTCCGCCCGCTTGACGCCTGCAGCCCTGAGCCTGTAATAAAGCTCTGTGGGGTTGATATCCCGCCCCAGTCGTTGCCGTTGCCAGCTCACGAAATCATTGATAGCTGTTTCGGCTGCCGCCTGAATACTTGCCGCCTCGGTGGCGTCTTCCCGGTCAATCCAATAAGAAAGATTGATATTATAGGGGACAGCCGTGGGCGCTTCTACGGTCACATGATCTGTGAGTGGCCGGACTTTACGGTCATTCAAGGTTTCTGCCACTGTATTGATGATTTCAGTATCAGGCAGGCCGCCATCTTTGAGTAAGGGCCGGACAACTACCTCACCCGGTGACGGGCTATCCACAGATACGTCCACAATCAGCGAATTGGCCCGTTTGGCATGATACTCATATGCGCCCGTGGGGCCAGCCGTCGAAAACTGTTCCGGGGCTTCCTGAATCCTGAGCCTATAGGCGTAATCACTTTCGGTTTCACTACCGCCGGCGCTTTTGGTGGTATTGGTCACACCGGCCACAAACGGTACCGGATCCACTAAGCGGATTATTTCCCCTGCAACGTAATCATTGCCAGCCGTGCCGGTTTCCGTACAAGTTGCCGGTGCTGTAATGCTGGTTGTTCCTGCAAGGATTACTGCCGTTGCATCCGTGGCAAACATTACGCCATCACCAGCCGTTGCCCTCGTGCCTTTCGGAATCACCGTACCGGTCTCACGGGCTTCATTGAGTGAAAACTGCAATGTCACTGTGGCGGCGGATGCTTCCAGCCGATCCGTACCAACTAAAACGCCAATATGGTCAAGGTTGTCACCAGTCGCATAGGCCAGCAGCCCCTGTTTGGCGCTTTCGTCTATCAGGATACGTTGTTGAATCATCAAGGCTTCAATACCCATGAGGAAAATCCTCAAAGGATCCGCCCTCGCCAGCTTACGCCCCAGCAAAGCCTCAACCGTGGTCAATATATTTTGTTCCACTGCCGCCGGATCGGACTCTGCAAAAGTAATGTCTGGTAATTTTTTAAGCTCCATTGACTTTTATCCTCACTTTCGGCTCTACTATACCTTCCGCTTCCTTGCCCTCATAATCGACGGATACCACCCGGGCACGCGGCTCAAACCTGTTTATAGCGGCCACGATTTCCGCCGTCATAGTGGCCTGCGCTGCCGCTATAGGAAGGTCTGCGGTTTCCGCATTGATACCAAATTCCCTGTCCATAGGGACGGTTTTCTTGAAGGTAGTCAGTATGGTGCGCACATTCTGCGCAATCTCTTCCAGCTCCGTCGCTGGTGCGAAATTCACTCTGCTCAGCGTTGCCGTTATGTCTAACTGCTGCATAATCGCGCCTCCTACATCGTATCAGGCACATATTCTTTCAATGTGACTTCAATCTGTGATACAACCACCCGGCCGTTATTATCCACAGTATCAAGGGACTCACTAACGCTTTCCACAATCCACGGATTTTCACCAATGGTTATATTGCCTAAGACAAAATAATTAGCCTCGCCTTTCAGGCACATTTCCCGCACCTTGTCCGTTTCTTCCTGCGGGCTTACGCCCCAACTGGCCGAAAACTGCATGGTAAAGGTTATTTCCTCGCCATCCGGGCCAATGTATTCCAGGATAGGCGTGCCGCCAATCACTTCATGGGAAGCATACCTGGCCTTGGTGGTTCGCTTCATGTCCTTGAAAGTCCTTACCTTGCGGTTGGATACTTCAAAGACTATCGGGCCTAGTGAACCCAGCGGCATAGATAAGCCCCATGAGGATAGTTTCCCCCGCAATGCGGACAACAATCCCATGCCAGCTTCCTGCAGATTCTTTTGTACTTGTTTTTTATAGCTCCCCGCTACATTCGATAAGAACGACATTGGTTAGCCCCCTATAAATACATTCCCGCTGCCGGTTGTGTGGCTGCCACCCATCCCACACGATTGGCAGGTGGTTCCATCACCTATGCGGGTTGCGGCCTTGTTATTGATAAATACCGAACTACTGCCGCCTGTGGTGGCAAACGTTCCGCCGTGTGGGCAATTGCATGGCCCCGTATCGCCTTTCCGGTGTGCTCCCAGCCCATTGATAAGCACATTGCTGGACACTTCCGAATTAGTGCCGCCACGGCTATGAGGGCAACATGGCAGGCCCATGTCACAGCCGCCCACCTCGTTATCTCCCAATCTTGTTGCTGCCGGCATATCGTCACCCCTTTAATTCAGATTGATAGTGCTGCCGTTTATGGTTATCGGCCCGGTAAAATTGATTTTCAATGAACCAGCGGCGCGGTTAACCTCGACAAATGAGCCGTCCGCGAAATCCATCCGCATAATATCAGCGTTGGCCACCTGCGGCGGCTGCCTTTCTGTGAAGTAGCTTCCCAGCACCCAGCCCGTAGAAAAGTTCTTATCATTGTTGTTGAATATACAAAGCACCTGATCGCCTATATCCGGCATCCAGTAATCTTTATTCTTCCCGCTGAACCTATGCAGTACGTGCAGTTCCGGGCTGGTTGTTTCATCCTTGTCATCAAAGACAACGCGCACCGTATCCGTTTTAGGATAAACCGCCGAAACTGTCCCGGTTCTCAGCATCCCCCGCAGTGCGCGGTCTGCGTCAGTAGCCATCTATTACCCTCCTAAGCTCCACTTTAGTGGTGTAACCTCCACTTATATCATGGGTGCTCTGCTTAATCAGATACTTGCCGTCATATTGATGGAACCCCTCCAACGTGACCGTATTGCTGGCCAGCAGTGCAAAATTACCCATCATAGTCAAAGATACTGAGGTTTCTTCAAGGTTTTTCTCGTGCAGTTTCTTTTTGGCCAACTTCTCCGCTTCCTTGACGTCCGCCACCTTCTCATTGACTTGTAAGGTCTGTCCGGTTTTCTTGTTCGGATCCGTAAAGGTGTACTCAATCAGCTCGTCTTTCTTGCTGTGCTTGTACTTGACATGGCAGGCTTTATAGACATTGCGGATTGTCGTCCGGCAATCAAAAGAAAGGACATTCTGCAGGCCCTTGGTTATCGTCATTACCGGTTCAGCCTGTTCATATTTGGCAATATCGAAAACGACGATTTTCTTATCCGTGACCTTGAGCGCCAGCCCTGCATCTTTGCAAAGTTTCTGTAAGAAGCTCAAATCTGTCTGTTCGGACTGCTCCGCCCGCTCCATCACCGGATCTTCTTCTGCATCAAAGTAGCTTTCCATGTTGGCACCAGCAGCCACATCTTTGAGGATTTGGGATAGCTTGACCTTTTCCCAGGCGCGTGTTTTCTCCACGCCACGCAAATTTGACTCTGACGGTATGGATATCAGCTTGATTTTTGCCTCGTTCGGCGGCCCGCTGTTGGTGATTTCGTCCACCTCGAATTTACCCAGCGGCAAATCGCGGTTATCGCTTTCACCCTCCCAATTATCAATATGTAGGGTTACTTCCATTTCCGCCCCACGCTCCGGGAACCAATCACCCTGCCATAACTCTTCCCTATCCTGCAGTGTGATTTCTGCACTATCGGCTTCACCGCTTAGCACTTCCCGGACGCTGAAAGACTTAAAGAAACTGGCTACATTTGTCGAAATGTCCGTGCCTTCATATAAGCATTTAATCGCAACTCTGCGCGCCTGCATCCTATCGCCTCCATGGTGGCAAGTTTTCCACTCTTGTATTCTCTGTGATTTCTGGCAGTGTCAGCACCGTACCAGCTGAAAAAATTGCCGTATTGCTGTACTGCCTGTTTTGGTTAATCAAACGACTTACATACTCGCATGAGCCTAATTGCTCAAAAGCTATCAAATCCCAGGTATCTCCGGATTTTGTCCTGTACTCAGTCAAAGGCAAAGCGCTCACACTCCCTCTTATATTGTTCATACTGCTCTGCAAATGTGCGTTGCACCGTCCGGCCTGCCTTTTCCACCGCCCGCCGAATAGCACTTGGTTCATTGTCGTTGCCGTAGAAATTCAGCGTGATGGATATAGGCGGCATGCTCAACGGTGCGGCATGCTCCATTTCCATTGTCTGAGGCATTGCGGGCACTATCTTTTCTTGCGTTTCTGCACTCCCCTGCGGCGTATTGATATTTACCGTAGGTGTTGCCTGCTCCGGCTGTTCCACGTTTACGGCAGGAACTTCCGGCTTTACAATCTGTGCTTCTGCCGCCTGCTGATTGATATTCAAATCCTGTGGCGGTGCTTGCACAATCTGTGGGGCTGCCTGTTCTACATCAACCGGCGTTGCTTCCGCTTGAACAATTTGAGCCGGTGGCTCTATCACATCCGGATTTTCAGACTCGATTACCTGCACAACAGGCTTTGTCGGTGGTTCTTGTACAATCTGTTCCGGCACCTTTACCACTTGCGGCTCTACAGGCTGCTGACGAACATTTACGTCTTGAGGTTTTGCCTGAATAACCTGTGGGGCTGTCTGTACAATCTGAGGCTCTGCCTGTTCTACCTTGACCGGTGTTGCTTCCGCTTGAACAACCTGCGCCGGTGGTTCTATCACCTCGGGGCTATTTGGCGCTGTTATCTGCACCGCTGGTGTTTCTGACGATTCAGGCCGTTGCTGCACCAGCTGTGTTGTATGTTCCCGGATAACTTCGGCGGGTGTTTCCGCAACTGGTTGCGTTTTTTCCGTCTCATGTTCTTTGATGAGACTTTCTTTTTCACGCTGTACCAGCTTGGTGGCCTCTTCCTTGACAAACGTTTCTTTTTCTACCCTGCTTTCCAGCTTATGCTCCTGTCTAATCCGTTCCGGTTTTGGAACATTGACCTGAACATTGTTCTGAATGTCTTTGCCGGGTGATTCTATCGCCGTTACCTGGGCAGCAGGTGTCTCAACATTTACCGGCTGTACTACCGTGGATTCTGTGTGCTGCACTTCTTGCTGTGGAACTTGTTGCGGTATTTGTGCACTAACTACCTGCATAGTCGCTTGTGGTTCCGACTTGGTAACCGGACGGGCTTTTTTCTCCATTGAGGCATTGGCTGTTTTGTTGGCCTTTCCTATGCCCAATATTTCCCCAGCTTTTTGCCATAAGCCAATCGCCCGTGGCGAACCATCAAGCGGAATAGCCGCCTCAGCGCTATCCTCTGCAAATGTCGTCAAAAAAGCGCCTTTGCGGTAAATACCGCCTTTTGCATTGGCTGCTATTTCAGAGCCGCCGCCACCGCCAAAGTGAATACTTTTAACTGCGTTGGCAATGCTGTTGACTGTATTCATAATGCCACCCAATACGCTATTAGCTATACCTGACAACGTATTAAAGATACTGCTGAATATATCAACTACACCCTGCCATGCTTGCGACCAATTACCAGTAAATACACCCGTGACAAATTCGATTATGCCAGTCAATACGCCGATAATCCCTGTAACTATAGAGGCTATCGAACCAATAAAGGCCGTCATCACGCCCACACTCGTACTTACGAAACCGACAAAAGCACCCACCAAAACTACGCCTACTACCTCAGCTAACATCACAAAGATATTAATCACTGTATCAATGGTGCCGCTGTTTTCAGCAAATACCGCCATAATTTGCGACCATGCATTTTGTATCGTCTGCCACAAACTCTCCAATACTGGCATCACTGCCGTGGCCAAATTCTGACAAGCTGTTATAAACTGATCTATTGCAGGCTGTATCATAGTGGCCGCATTGCTGAAAGCTGTCTGTATCTGTTCCCACAAGCTCATAAAGAACGGCCCTACAGTCTCCCAGTTGTTATAAATGAGGAGGGCTGCACCTGCTATGGCCATCAATGCAATGCCTAGCGGGGAAAATGCTGCCGCCATAGATGCGCGGGCAAAGACCTGTATAGCAGCCCCTGCCACCCTAAAGCCTGTTACGACTTTATTTAGGACACCCGCAAAGGAAAACGCTCTCCACATTGTCATTGCCGCCCTGGCCATATTAGCCATTCTGCCAGGCAATCCCGTAATAGCCTTGGCTGCACCAGTCACAAAATTCATAATGCCCGTTTTCATACCCTGCAACGTGGCCAACGTAGCTTGACGCATACCGGTAAAGCTATCTTTTATGCCTTTTGTACCAGTGCTCAGGCCACTCCACATTTGTTGCCCTATGCTGGCCCATGTTATTGCTCTTAATTTCGCAAAAGTGCCCATTGCCTGGGTGCCCAAATTCCTGTATAAATCAAGATTCATTGCTGTTCTTAAGAGCTGCATTGCTCGTGCTTGGCCTTGCGTAGCTATTTGCAAAGCCTTTTGCCCTTTTGTACTCAAGCGCATTTTTTCAATAAACTCTAATACTGAGTTGTTGGTGTATCTGAATACATTTTGAACTATAGAAAACAGTTTGAAGGTGCCTACCGTGGCCAAAACCCCAGCCCCAATTTCGGCAAAACTCCTAACTAGATTTTCATTTTCCTTTACCCACGCGGATGCACGTCCAGCCATTTCAGCCATGCCCTTCATGCCTGCCGTTATAGCCGGTAAAAATACTGTGCCAAAAGATATTGCCAATCCTTCCACAGCACTCTTAAACTGTGTTAATGCACCTTTAGCATTATTCATCATGGTTTTAGCCATCTTTTCGGCTTCACCATCACTATGCTCCATTTCATTTACCAGTTTTTCAAAAACCTCGGGGCCTGCATCCAACACGGCCAGCCAACCGGTAGCCGCCTCAGTACCAAATATCTTTTGCAATGTAGCCAGGCGTTCTTCTTGTCCTAATTCGGCGGTTTTATCCTTTAACTCTGTAAGAATAGCCGCCATCTTTTTAGGTTTTCCGCTCATATCATCCATGCTTATACCCAACGCGTCTAAGGCTTCACGCGCTTCATTTTGTTGTGCCTGAGCATCCGATAACGAAATCCCCAGCTCCTGCATGGCTTTTGCAGATTTCTTTGGCGGGCCTGCTAATCTCAAAAAGCCTGCTCGCAAAGACGTACCTGCCTGGCTCGCCTTGATACCACTGTTAGCCATGATACCAGCCAGCGCCGCCGTTTCTTCCATGGACGCGCCAAAGGCTTTTGCTACTGGTGCGGCATATTTCATGGTTTCGCCTAGCATTTCCACGTTGGTATTGGTGCGGGTAACGGTTACCGCAAACACATCCGCCATATGGCCGGCCTGATCAGCTGATAGGCCAAAAGCCGTCAAATCGTCAGAAACAATGTCGGCGGTTCTTGCCAAATCCGTGCCGCCCGCTGCCGCCAGCGCTAAAAGGCCCGGCATACCGCCAATAATCTGATTAGCATCCCAGCCTGCCATGCCTAAATAGGACATTGCCTGAGCCGCCTGCGTGGCACTGAACTGTGTCGTTTCGCCCAGCATACGAGCATTATCAGTCAACTGTTTCATAGCCGCACTATCTGAGCGAGTAATAGCCTGCACTTTGGACATAGCCTGCTCAAAATTTGCCGCTGTTTCAATCGCTCCTATAAACGGTGCCGCTACCATACCAGCCGTAGCAATAGACCCCTGTATTCCTGAAAAAGCATTGGTCAAATTCGCTTTAGCTGCCAGTTTCCCCGCTTGTGCCGCCTCCATACGTTTAGCGGCATTTTGCGTCTGTTGCATCTCATTGCGTAGTCGCTGCAAATGCCCTCGATATTCTTCCGCACTCATGCCGGCACTGCGCATACTCTGCGCAATCCGTTGCATAGAGCTTTGGTACTGGCTTTCTGAAACCTTACCCTGGTTGTACTGTGTCTGCAGTTGCTGCATTTGGCGGCTATACATCCTAATTTGATTTTGGGACTCTTGCCATGCTCTATCCAACCGTTTTTGTTCAGCATTCAAAAGGCTGGTTTTTTCTTTTAATTGCTGCATAGCCGCGCTTCCCCGGCTCATTGCCGTGGAAAAGCTGGCATTCATTGCCGCACTTATCGCAAAAGATATTACAAAAATTTTTCCTGCCGCCACAAAAACCGCCTCCTTTCTGATATAATAAACGTATAAAGATAATTTCAGGGGGTGCTTAGAATGCTTGCTTTATTTAGCGGTCTCGGCCTCGTTGCCGTTATCTGTATCGGTGG